TTTGATGACTATGAAAATCTTCAAGAGAATACTTGATGGATTACTCGTTCTAAAGAGCGAGAAAGTCGCAAGAGCCGTAAATTTTATTAACGGTATTTGCGAGAAGGCCGAAGATAGGATGACATATCTTATGAAACGTGAACGAAATCAGTTTGTAATTAAATTGATCACTCGTGTAGTAAGCGCAGTTAGCGTTGTTACAACGTTATATGCTATCTTCTTCTAGTAGGAGGTGTTTCTTTGAACACCATTAATACTAGTAAACCAAAATCCAAGTTGGAAATATGGAATAAACATATTTCACAAGATAACGACGGTGTAATTGCGAGGAAGCTAGAACCTGAAATTCGCAGGAAAGTGTTGCCCGCGATTAAACGACTTTACAGAACTACGAAAATGCCATCCGGTTTGGATGTCCAAGATGCTAAATACTTAGAAAGAGTACTATTGCCTAAGAGCCGATATCATTGGCTTGATCTCAAACAGAATGTTGAGAAATATCTTTCTTGTCCGGACCTTCCTATTTGGAAAGAATCCCGGATTGAAAGTTTTAAACATCCTTATGAGAAAAGTACTACTTACAAGTTGGACCTCAGTTTGGATCGCAATCGTGTTAGTTTGCGAAAACAAGGTGCATTACCTACGTTTCAGTCGAAACGAGATGCTCTTGATGGAGCTAACCAATGGAACGATTCTAAGGTTAAACCAGATCCTGTTCTCAGTAACTGTTATGGTGCAGTAGTTGGATATCGAACCCAGCAACCTTCAGCAGTGGGCGAGGTGAAAGTCCGCGACATATTAATGATTCCAACCCATATGTGGCTCTTACAGAGTGAAGCTGCTGATAGCGCGATAAATAATACTACTGAAAATGTGAACACTAAGCTTCCCATTCTTGTACTGTATATAGATCCTAGTAAGATTTTAGAATGGTATCAGAATGTCGGTAGTAATGTAACATGTTGGCTAAATGTTGATGCTGAGAGCTTCAACAAGGGTGTTACACCTGAAGAGAACAGGTGGACAGCTGAATATTTCTATCCGGATTACGAGTTTAAGAACTTGTTGATAGATTATTCTAATAAAGCTGACATTGTATATCCTGATGGGATTATTTCGCGTTATGGAGGTAAGTTATCTGGAGAAAAGACTACTAATTTAGATGAAGGCATTATTAATATAAATGATATCCTTCAAGCTTTAGATATCATGCGTCTCCTACGGTATGTAGTCTGCGTTTGTGTCAATGGAGACGATATTTCGATTGGTCTATCGACGAAGATAGGGCAGAAGGACCTCGTTAAATTGTCTGAACTATCTAGACGTACAATAAATGCCTCGAAGTCCATCGCGGATAATTATCTCTGGAACTCAAAGTGGTTTTGTAATGGCGATATCTTGACAAGACCCATCTTTCGTGTTATTAACAGCTTGATGTTTAGCGAGAGACGAAAGGAGTCAATTTACGGTTCAAAGGAAATGATTGAGATTCAGACATCTCAAATATTACAAGACGTAATTGATCATCCACTTGGAGAGGATTTGATAAAACGAATGGCAAGTATTACTAAATACCATATTAGTACTATGTCTGACGAACAAATCCGAGAGGCCGTTGAGTACTTCATTGCGGATCAAGCGTGGCGGCAGATTCACAGTGTTAAGGAAATGACGTCCTTAATTAGATCATCTGCATATGCACAAGCACATGTGTGATGCATTGCCGG